ACGGGCGTTATCAAGGACGGCGGTCTTTCCGTGCGTTATTGCTTGGACCCGAACCTCACCGCGCTTGCGGACGCAGAGGCGGACGACGTGGCTATGTTCTACGGTCAGCCCGAGTGCGCGGAGCTTGATCTTTTCAGCGACTACGAGATCAAGGTCTCCGAGGATTTCAAGATTACGAGCGGTATGCTCACGATCGTCGGCGACGCGGAGCTCGGCGCGGGCGTCATCAAGAAAGGCGGCTTTGTTTGCGTCACAAAAGGCGAGTAAACATTGAAGCAAGCCCCGTTCGGTTTGCTCCTTTTCGGGCGGGGCTATACAAATAAAATGAGGTGATAAAATGGCGAACGAAACAATTAAAACTATGACGAACCTCGCAGACAGCGGGCAAGACGATTTCGTCCAAGATTGGGCGGAAATGGCGAAAATAACTTTGTATGAGCAAGGTATTTCAAACGCGTTTCTTTCGTCCGAAAGTGCCGAATACATTATCGCGAAGGTAGTCACGGATTTAATCGAGGACGGCGATCTCTCGAAAACTACGCAACAGTTGATCGCGTCTTTGCGCGTCAATCACCCTCACAGCGAGGACACTACGGAGGGCGGCGGCAATGTATAAACCCGCGAACCTACGGGCGTTTGTTACGCAAGCGATACAAAAAAGAACAGAGGTTACAACGGTAAACGGTCGACAGCAAAAACAGGTTGTCGAGGTCGCCTCTCTCCGTGGTAAATTCAAGCAAACGGGCACGAGGGAGCTTTACGCGAACGGGTTAGTGATCGTTAGTACAAAGATCGAGTTTATAACTTGGTGGAAAGACGACTTTAAGTCGGGCGATATACTAACGATCAACGGCATTGATTATCGCGTGGAGGGACAACCCGAAAACGTTGAAATGCGCGGCAGATATGCGATCTTGACGCTAAAACTTTTAGAGGGTGGGGCGTAATGGCAAAAGCAAAATTCGGACTTGACTTTGACGGTTTTCTTGATCTTGCGAGACAAGTCGACGAGTTGGGCGGCGACGCCTTAAAGCGAGCGACCGAAAACGCGCTTGTAAAGTCGGCAGAATACGCAAACGAGCAAGTTATCGAGGCGATGAACGCTTCGCCGTATTCATTCACAAAGGGAAAGAGGTATTCGCAGGGAAAGGCGAGAGCCTCCGCCGAAGAAGTAGCAAAAACACCGATTGAATGGAGCGGAACGGTCGCAAAAATACCCGTCGGCGTCAGTTGGAAAGACGCGCCCGAAATAACGTATTTATCAAGCGGAACGCCGCACCTAAAAGGCGATACAAGGCTAAAAAATGCGGTAAGGGTCAAAGGTAAAGTGCGAAAAGAAGCGTCGCGCATTCAGCAAGAGGAATTTCAAAAGGTAATATCGGAGGCTATGAATGATTGAGATATTCAACGATTTGGCGGAATTGAATATACCCGTTTTCGCCGAGGGCGACGCCCCCGCAAGTTTGCCCGATGAATACTTTACATACAACGAAGATTATACGAGCGATCATTTGAGCGCGGACAACGTGCCGAAAGAATACTTGTACGAGTTTACGTTGAAATGGTACACAAAGAACGCCGAAACGCTTTACAGCGGCTTGATCTCGGCAATGCAATTATTGAAGAGAAAAGGCTATATCGCGACAGGCGTCGGCTACGCAAACGAAACATACCGCGACACTTGGTTTTCGCGGCGTGTGGATATCAAAAAAATCGAATATCTATAATTGGAGGTAAAAAAACAATGAAACAGTATAGAGGTTGTTCTCACCTTGTATACGCGATTGAAACCGAAGACCCTTCGACGGGCGCGGTCAGCTACGGCACGGTCAAAGTGCTTGCCCCCGTCAAGTCCGTTTCGCGCGATATTGCAAGCGACAACGAAAAAGTTTACGCCGATAACGTCGTACAGCAAACGACCTACGGCGCGACTACGATCACGCGCACCTTTGAGACTACGCGCATTTCGCCCGACGTAATGGCGGAGCTTATGGGCGACAGCACGATCACTCTCGGCGAAAGCACGAGCGCAGTCACGGCACGGGCTACGACCCCCGACGGATCGACGCGTCCGTATATCGCGGTCGGTTACGCTTTGCACGACGGCGACGCTTCGCAACCTTGCGAGGTTGTTTGGGCGTATCACGGCAAGGTCAACAGCATTTCCAAGTCCTCGGCTACCATTGACGACGGCACGGGAAGCGAAGGGCAGAGCGTCGAGATTGGCTTTGTCGCTCCGAAAAAGGCTTGGACTACCACGGGCAAAAGAAACCTTGATTTTGTCTTGCCGATCACGAGCGCAAATTCCGACAAAGTGACGACTTTCTTCGCGCAGGTCATCACGCCCGATAATGCGGCGACGATCCTAACCCCCGCCGAACCCGTTACGAATTCCAACGTTGAATAATTGTTCCACGTAGAACAAAAAGGAGCTAAAAATGAATATTAAAATCAATGTGTATGGAGATTGTACGAGCGAAGAACCGACGAAAAGCTACACCGTAAGGCGTTTGCTTTTTAAGACCGCGAAAGAGCTCGGCGCGTTGCAGGAAGAAAGCAAGGACGCAAAGGATCAAGAGGCGGTCACGCTCAAAATGCTTCAAACGGTGATCCCCGAGTTTTCCGAAGAGGACTTGCAGGGGGTCGATCCGTTTGAGCTCGGCGCGTTTTTCCGTGAGATCGGAAAAGAGATCAACGCAGTTGTGACGAACGCGGAAAAAAACTAATTAAAGGCGGGGTGAAGTTTGACGCCCCGCCTAAAAAACGAAGTAGTCGGGAAAGCTATCACGATATTATCGACGGGCTATGCGGTCGATATATGGGTTTATCTCCGATCGAGGTAATGAATACCGATTTTGAGGACGTATACAATTTATACGTTGACGTAGTTATAAAAGACTACAAGGAAAAAAACAAAACAGGAGATCAAAGCGGCGCGGTTTGGGTGACTTCAAAAACGGCGACGTGGCATTAAGGGGGGTGGAAAAATGGCGGAAGAAAACACGATTACAACAGTATTTCGGGCGGATATTTCGCAGTTTTCCGCCTCAACGCAACAGCTCAATACATACATTCGTAACGTCAATTCACAATTTGAAGTTGCGAGCGCGGGTCTTGGGAAGTGGAGCGACAGCACCGACGGACTAACGGCGAAAATCAATCAATTAAACGGCGTACTTGAAGCGGAAAAAAAGAAACTTGCTTTAATGACGCAACGTTACGCCGAAATGGAAGCGGCGGGCAAGGGCAACACAAAAGAAGCTCAAAACTTGCAGATTGCTATAAATAAGCAGATTGCAACGATCAAAAAGACCGAAAAGCAGACCGAAGAATATACCGATCAGCTTCAAGAGCTCCAAAAGGCGGGTGTCAAAACAAAGCAGGAACTAAAAGAATTGACGGACGCGCAAAACAAGCAGGGAGACAGCGCGGAGAGCGTCGGGAAAAAACTTGCGGGCGGTATTGCAAAAGGGCTTGCGGCATTCGCGGCGGCGGCTACGGCGGCAGTAGGTTCGTTTCTTTCTTTGGCGGACAGCACGCGCGAATATCGTCAAGGTCTTAATCAAATAGAAACGGCGTTCGGAAAAGTAGGTTTTTCGGCAGAGGAAGCCTACGACGCGATGAATTATTTTGGTTCGGTTTTGGGCGATACCCGAAAGGCACAAGAAACAATGCTTGTTTTGGGTCAGCTTGTAAAGTCCGAAAAAGAGCTTGAAAGTTGGACGGACACCTTAACGGGCGTGTGGGCGACTTACGGCGAGGCGATCCCTCTTGAAAGTATGAGCGAGGCGTTAGTCCTTGCAAGTAAGCAATCCGTCGCCGAGGGCGGTCTTGCCGACGCGTTGGAGTGGGGCGGCGTAAACCTCGAAAACTTTAATAAAAAACTTGAAAGCCTAAACAGCGACGAAGAAAGAAGCGCGTATATTCAAAAGACCTTAAACAATCTTTACGGCGAGGCGGCGGATAAATACAAGGAATTAAATAAGGACGTTCTTGACGCTTCATCGGCGCAAACGAACCTTGAACACGCTACGGCAAAGCTCGGCGCGGTTGCCGAACCGATTATGACAATGCTTCGCAACGGAATGGCGAACTTTTTGTCCGCGTTAGAACCCGCCGTCAAAGTTATGGGCGAGGGCTTGCAAGAAGCATTGAACGGCACAGCAGGCGGCGCGCAAAAGTTTGCGCAGGGATTGGGCGGGATCGTTGATACAGCGTTGCAAAAGCTCAACGAACTATTGCCGCGCGCGGTTGAAATATTCGTGCAGTTGATCCCCGCCTTGATAACGTCACTATTAAACGCGTTGCCGTCTCTTTTGTCGGCGATCGTAAATATTGTTGCGCAAGTAGTGACGGCTTTGGGTGATATGTTGCCGCAAGTTTTGACGGCGATCGTCGCGGTAATACCGCAGATCGTTCAATCACTATTGCAAGCCTTGCCGACTTTAACGCAAGCGTTGATTGGGTTCGTTCCGCAACTTTTGACGGCGGCTATTACGTTATTTAATGCGATTATTGACGCGATCCCCGTTTTAATTCAATCGCTTATGGTCGAATTGCCGAATATCATAAATACTTTGGTCGCTCAGTTGATCGGAGCGTTCCCGCAAGTGTTAAAGGGCGCGATCACGCTTTTAATGGCGATCGTGGACGCTTTGCCGACTATCATAAATGCACTTGTAAATGAATTACCAAAGGTTGTAACGGCTACGATTAAAACTTTGACGTCACGCTTGCCCGATTTGATAAACGGCGCGGTTCAGTTGTTTATGGGAATTATCGCGGCAATTCCTCAAATACAAACGCAACTAATGATACAAATGCCGACTATAATCAAAACGATCGTTAGCGGATTGATCCAAGGCATACCCGATATGTTAAAGGCGGGAACGGATTTGTTGGACGGTCTTATCAAGGGGCTTTTGAACCCCTCGACAATATGGAACGCGGTAAAAAGTCTCGGAAAGTCCATTGTAAGCGGCGTAAAAAAAGTATTCGGGATCAATTCACCGTCAAAGGTTTTTGAGAACGTGATAGGAAAAAATCTTGCGTTGGGTATCGGCGTAGGTTTTAACGATGAAATGGCGGACGTTGAAAAGTCAATGCAAAAGACGCTTTCACAGTTGACGCCCGCTTTGGAGCTTGACACGCCGACGGTTGCGACGTTGAATAATTCATCGAGCTTAATCAATCAGCTTGCGGAGCTTATAAACGGACAGCGTGGAGAGACGGTGAATAACTACAATTTCGATTATAAGTTTGAAAAGATACAAACGAGTAAACTTGCATTACACAAGGCGGAGCTCGCGACGCGGCGGATCGTTGGGGGTACTATATGAAATTGATCTTGACGAATAAAAACGGCGAAACGCTTGACCTCTTGAATAATGACGCGCGGTTTATCTTGACCGCGTGCGACGCATTGCACGGCATTGATACTGATATAGCGACGGCAGATAGTCCATATCTTGACGGATCAATTATCGAGGGCGTAAAGGCTTTACCGCGCGGAATTTCGATGACGTTCAAAGTCATTCCTAATATACGTGAAAGCATTGACTTTTTTACTTCGGTTGTGAAGTCAAAGCAATACGTCACTTTGACCGAGACGGAAGCAGGGCGTGAGATTACGATCAAAGGTATTGCGACAATCCCTCCTTATACGAGAATGGCGGCGGCTTGTGAGATACAGCTCGATATATATTGCGGTCAACCTTATTGGGAAGACTTGGAACAGATTATCGGGTCAATATCAATGTTTATCGACTTGCTTAATTTTCCCGTTGACGGTCAATATTTTACGCAGACGGGGCGACCGTTCGGCTCGGTCAATATGGACGCGGAAAAGACTTTTACGAACGACGGAGACGTCGAAATCGGTATGAAAATATTGATTACAGCGTTAGACGAGATTACAAACCCCGCGATCGCGTGCTCTACGGGCGAGCAAGCAGGCGAATATATGTATCTTGAAATGACTTTATCGCAAAACGATGAAGTAGAGATCAATACCGTTCGGGGAAATAAGTATATCAAGATAAACGGATCGACCACTTATAACGGCGTGCCTATTCTTTCGTATTTGAGATTTAACGGCGCGGATTGGTTACAGCTTGAAACAGGCGAAAACACGTTTAACGTTGGCAGTTATAACGACGGAGCGATCACGCCGTCAAATAGCGTATATTTCACTATTTCGTATAAGCAGAGGTACGAATGATGATCCCGTATATTGAGGTTCTAAAATGGAATAACGAAAAAACCGCGATCAATGCTTTCGCCTTGATTGAACCGTCGGAATGTTGGTTCGAGCTTTCATATTACGAAACGGGCGAATTTGAGATATACGCGCCCGCAACGCTCAACGCGTTAGCGGCTTTGCAAAAAGGTAATTTCGTAAAGATACCGCACCGTGACTATATATGGAGAATAAAGTCGGTACAATACGAATTTAACGCAGACGGCGCGCGAATGATCTCCGCGAAAGGGTACGAAGCAAAAATTATTTTGTCACAGCGTATTATCCGCG